CCTCAGCTGCAGCGTGTTGTGACAGGAGGACAGTTCCCTATGCTGCCAAAGCGGATATTGGCAGCACACACGAACCGTCCCCGCAGTCACAAGGGCAATGACGGGCAAGAGCGGGACGGGCGGAGTAGAACCCCGTCCCTACGGAAAATGCGGGCGTATGCAATACGCCCCTACAATTAAAAATTAGTGGTATTGTGAAAGCAATAGCCGCTTTTTTTATACCCAAAATTAAAAACGAAAGGAATGAGACGTTATGGAGTGGTTAAAGGAACTGCTTGGCGAGGAGCTGTACAATCAGGTAACCGGGAAGCTCGGAGCTGATGTTAAGCTGCTCAAAGACGATGGCAGCCATGTTGCCAAAACCGCGCTCGATGAAATGACGGCGCTGCGCGATGCCGCCGTGGGACAGGTTAATGAAATGTCAAACAAGGTCGGGGAGCTGTCGAAAGCCACAAAGGACAATGAGGAGCTGCGCAAGAGCCTTGACGACATCAAAGCATCAAATGAGACTTTGGCAAAACAGAATGCCGATATTTCGCTAAAGTCGGCTGTGAAGCTGGCGGCAATCGGCGCGAAGGTGAAAGACCCGGCGGATGTATTGGCGCTGGTTGATATGTCAAAGCTGAAGCTCGACGGCGACAAGGTGCTTGGGCTTGAGGAAGCGTTAAACGGGCTGCGCGGCGCGAAGCCGTATTTGTTTGATGTGGCTTCCACACAGACAGGCGGCGGGGCGAATCCTGCCGGAGTTGGCGGGACAGGTGGAGCGGCGACAGAAGAGCAGACGATTTCGGCGGCGTTCAGCAAGGGATTGGGAAGCTAAGTTAGAAGTTAGAGTGTAGAACGCCTGTAGGCGGGAAGAACGACCGCCGCGGCGGGGATGGGCGGATAAATCCGTTCCCTACAACTAAATGATTCTTACCGGATACAAGGCGGGCGGGCAGACCCCGCCCCTACATGAGAGACGGAGGAACGCATACAATGCGTTCCCTACAAATTTAATATGGAAGGATGATATTTATGCCACCTATAAACACGCTGCAATATGCGCAAATATTCCAAAAAGACCTTGACCGCGTAATGATTGCAATGCTGACATCCGGATGGATGGAGGCAAACGCCGGGCAGGTTATATACACCGGAGGAAACACGATTAAAATCCCTAAGATTGCAATGAGCGGGCTTGGGGATTATGACAGAGATAACGGATACCCAACGGGTGCGGCAAGCCTTGACTTTGAATCCTTGACATTCAGCATGGATAGAGGAGCTATGTTCCAGCTTGATGCGCAGGACGTTGACGAGACTAATTTCGCCGCGACTGCGGGTAACGTGATGGGAGAGTTTCAACGCACAATGGTAGTACCGGAGGTTGATGCTTATCGGTACAGTAAGCTTGCCGCTATCGCTATTGAGGCTTCCCAAGCGGCAACGGGTTACACGCTGAACAGTACGCCGCCTGCATCCGAGGCAGGTTCGCTTGACCCGTCGAACATCTTTGAATACCTGACGGCAGACATTGCGGCGGTTCAGGATGTAATCGGCGAGAATGAGCCGATTGTCGTGATAATGTCCATACTCGCGGGAAATATACTTAATAACGCGATGAAGGTTAATCACTACATTGAAATCGGAGACGGCTCGTTTAAGTCCGGAGAGGTGGAAACAAAGGTGAAGACGCTTAACGGCGTGCCGCTGTTGTTTGTGCCTTCAAGCAGAATGAAAACTGCATATACTTATGCTGACGGTATAACCGCCGGGCAGACCTCCGGAGGATTTGCACCGGCAATGGGAGCCAAGCAGGTGCATTGGATAATAACCTCGACACGAGCGGCGATTGCGGTTACAAAAACGGATATAATCCGCATTTTTGACCCGCAGACAAACCAAAAAGCCAATGCGTGGAGATTGGATTACCGCAAATACCATGATTTGTGGGTACCGGACAACAAGAAACCTTCGCTCTATGCCCGTACGGCGTAAGGAGGATGAGCTGAATGTATGAGGTTGCTAAGGATAATGTCCACAAAATTGTGGATACTCAGGCTAAAATGGCGGCTTATGTGGCTAAAGGGTTTACCGCGGTTGGAGTGGTAGACCCTTCTTCTGCTGAACGGGCGGCGGCTGCCGCGCAGGTAACGGCGGATGAGGCATATGTAACGCTGCTGGATGATTTTCACGCGGCGGCGGCTGTTATAGTCGCCATCGGGAATTTGCCCAAGACAATAAATCCGCAGACGCAATCCACGGTAACGGCGGTTAATGCGGCGGAAACGTTATATGCGGCGTTGACGGCGCAGGGTAAGACGTTCGTAATAAATTACGACGTGCTTGAGGCGGCGCTGGCGCTTATTCCACCGCCTGAAGGCGGAGGTGGTTCGTAATGGCATATCAGATGATACGCGACGGACAGGTCCGCACGGTGCAGGCCGACAACCAGCGCGACGCTTTACTGGCGCAGGGGTATAAGTTGGTCCCGCCGAAACCGACCGCGGAGGAGATTGCGACGGATGCTGAAAAGGCGGCTGCCGATGAACAGCCCGGCGAAGTGGAGACAGCGGATGAAAAATCCGACGATGACGAGGCGGAAGCTGCTGGAGAGCAGGCAGGGAATTAGTGGTTGGGGCGGGGATGCGGGGATAGATTGCCGCGTATATGCCCCTCGCAATGACGGGGGTCGGAAAGATGCGGGGATAGATTGCCGCGTATATGCCCCTCGCAATGACGGGGCGGGAACGGCGGTTGGGATAAAAGGGATAGTTTTTCTAAATCGGCACAGAAGGGACGGTTCTCAGTACCCTATATGCCGCACAGAGAACCGTCCCTCAGTTCCTCCTGTTCCTTGGAGACTTGTTTTTTTTGGAGGTGGAAATATGGCGCTAACGGTTGGATTAAATAGTTATATAAGTTACAACGACGCGGCGGCATATTTTGCCGACCGTTTATATTCCGACAATTGGAATAATGCGTCGCATAGCGATTGCGCATCGGCGCTGATTATGGCGACACAGAGAGTTGAGGTATTGCCGCTCTCCGGAAGAAAAGCGGTAAAGGGGCAGACATTGCATTTTCCCGTAGTTTTGGAAGGACATCATGTGAGGGCAGAGCAGAGCCCCGCCCCTACGGTGCCGAAGGCAGTTTTAAATGCGGTATGCGAGGAGGCGCTCGCCATTCTTAGCGGGGTTGACAAGCGGGCGAGGCTGCAGGCGGCGGGCGTGGAATCGTTTAATGTTGGTGGGTTATCTGAGACGTTTAACGATATGGGATTTGCATATCAGGGATTGCAGTCCATTGAGGCGCGGCATTTGCTGCAGCCGTGGATGGGAGCGATTGATATTGGGTAAGATGGCAAACGCAGCGTGTTGTGACAGGGGGACGGTTCTCAGTACCCTATATGCCGCACAGAGAACCGTCCCCGCAGTCACAAGGGCAATGAGGTGATTGATATATTAGAGGAATATTTAAATGCGACCGCATCATGGGCGAGGCAGAACGGTACCGATAAATACGGACAGCCGACATTTGCATATCAGACTATTGCCTGCAATGTTAATGCCGGGATGAAATACATTAAATCGGCGACCGGAGAGCAGATAGTTTCCGACCAGACCGTAATTACAACTGCAAACGTGCAACCGGGTGACCGAATAAGCACTGACGAAGGGGTAACATACCGGCCTGTGCTGCATATCAGTCCGATGAACGATTTTTATAATGAGACAATCGGAAAAAAGGTTTACATTTAAACTGGCGTGACAGAGGGACAGGTGGGAGACAGAGTTAGCGTGTTGTGACAGGGGGACAGTTCCCTAACACATCAATCCGTATATGATGTGTCACACGAACCGTCCCCGCAGTCACAAGGGAAAGGTGTTATTATGGCTGATAATATTAAGGTTTCGGGACTGGATGAGTGCGTGCGCGAATTTAAAGAAAAAGTAAAAACAATAGAAGGTTATACTGCTAAAGCGGTTATGGACGTGTCGCTTGACTTATTAGGGCGCAGCGTGCTTGACGCGCCGGTTGATACCGGGACATTACGCGGGAGCGGGTATGTTAAAATTAACGGGGTTGACTGCGCGTCAGGGAATAAGGAAGGCGGCATAACGATACATGGCGCCGCTCCTGCGGAAGCGAAAAAGGTTACTGCCGTTATTGGGTTCAGCGAGATTTACGCGCATTATCAGCATGAGAATACCACGCTCAAGCATCCTAAAGGCGGAAAGGCGAAATACCTTGAAAGCAATTTCAGAGAAAACAGCCGAAGATATTTTACCATGCTGAAGAATAGCGCCGCAAAAGGGTTAAAAGGGTAGACGGTGGCGGATGGGCGGGACGGGAGCGGGATAGATTGCTTCGTATATGCCCCTCGCAATGACGAAGTATATGCCCCTCGCAATGACGAAGTATATGCCCCTCGCAATGACGAAGTATATGCCCCTCGCAATGACGGGCGCAGGCGGAACGCATACAATGCGTTCCCTACAAGGATGTGAGATTATGCTGCTGGATGATATTGAAAAGATTATTACAAATGCCAATGCCGGATTTAATGTGTTTTTGGGATGGTTGCCGGCGAAGCCTGCCGCTGCCATCGCTTTGATATTGACAACCGGATACGGCAATGAGTTTGACCTTGATGGCAGTAACAAGCACGTTAATCAGGGATTACAGACGCTTATCCGTGCGCCCGACGCCGGGCAGAGTTACACTATGGCGGCGGCGGTTGAGGCTTGCCTTGACGGGAAGCCGCAGACTGTGAACGGGACCTATTACACAAAGATTTTCAAGGTGGGAGGAACCGTTAATTTAGGGCTTGACGAGCAGGGGCATAACACGCTGCTGAGCCTGAACTTTATAATCGAATGGGAAGAAAATACGTAGAGGAGGGATATTATGGGCAACGCTACTCTTGGATTGGGTACCACGTTAAGCGTCGTGGTTGGAAGCGGAGTTGGAAGCACGAAAACCGCAATTGCGGATATAACCAAGATAACGCCGCCAAAAGGGAAGACGGCAGATGTTGACAATACAATATTGGCAGCGACGGCCGGTTTTAAAACGAGCCAACCCGGATTGATTGACGCAGGCGGCGCAGACATTGAAGGGCATTTGATATACGGGCAGCATTCTGAGTCATCGCAGCAGTCGCTGCTTTATACCGCATGGTATAACAGGACATTAGGAAATTACGAGATTGCGTTTCCTTCAGGGGCGACGCTGGACTTTTCCGGATATGTGAATGGATTTGAGTTCGGGGATGTGACGCCGGAAGGAATTGTGACATTTAAGGCATCGCTTAAGATAAACGGAGCGCCGACATTCACGCCGGCAGCGAGTTAGAAGTGAGAGCAATTCGGGCGGGAACTTTTCTCGTCAGCTGCGGCGTGTTGTGACAGGGGGACGGTTCTCAGTACCCTATATGCCGCACAGAGAACCGTCCCCGCAGTCACAAGGGCAATAATTGACGATAGAGCGGGACATCGAGGGCGGCGTCCCTTACAAGCAAATGGAATTTTCGGGAGACAAGACGGGCGGGCAGACCCCGCCCCTATGGTTTAAATGGGGTTTAAAAAGGGTTTAAATATTATTAAAATTGAATTTAAAGGGGGATTTTTGATGTATATAACATTGAAAGTCGGAGGCAAGCAATATAAGCTGAGATATACAATGAACAGCATGTGCGAGCTTGAAAGAATGACAGGGAAAAAGCTTGCCGACATTATTGATGATGGAGAATTTACCGCCGTAAGGGCAATGATTTGGGCGGCGTTATTGCCGTTAAATCATAGTATATCTCTTACCGCAGCCGGAGAGATTATCGACAAATATTTTGAGGATGGACACAACTTTATCGAGCTTAGCGAAATTATTAAAAGCGTTATGTCAGCATCGGGTTTTACTGCACCGGCTCCGGAGACGAATCAGGAGCCGGAGACGACGGGGGAGAAAAACTAAGCTTCAGCGAAACCGTAAAAGAGATATATCCTGATGCGGTATTTGCCGGGATTGATTCCGCTCTATTTTGGGACATGACGCTGGGCGAGGTTATTGCGCATGTTAAAGGCTTCCGGAAACGGGAAGAAGAAAAGATTAATCTGACTATTGCGCTGGCGTGGAATATCGGGCAGTTCGTCGGCATCGGAGTGAATAACCCAAAAGGTTATCCATCGTGGGATGAGATTGAGGCGAAGCTTAAAAAGGCAGGGCAGCCTGCAAAAGCACAGACGCCGGAGGATATGGAGCAGTTATGCATGGCGTGGGCGGCGGGATAGATTGCCGCGTATATGCCCCTCGCAATGACGTACGCCTGCGGGCGAGATGCGGGGATAGCAAGGGTTAAGGTAAAGCGCGGTCAAATAGGAGGACGGTTCCCTATGCTGCCAAAGCGAATAATGGCAGCACACACGAACCGTCCCCGCAGTTTGACGGGAAGCGAGGTGATGGAATATGTCCAGAGAGGAAACCATAGGAAGTATAAAAGCGGAAATTGGGGCGGATATGTCGCCTTTGGAGGCAAGTATAGGCGAGTTGACCGCCGTGCTGAAGGAAGTTACATCTGCAATTAAATCGTCACTCAGCGGAATACAGCCTGGCATAAACGATATAACCCAAGAAGTTAAAAGAAGCGTCGGCGGGATTTCAAATGCATCTAAAGGGACAGCCGATGAACTTAAAAAGGTTAGCACCAATAATCGCGGGTTTACATCAAGCATAAGCGGTGTGTTTTCAAGTGTTAAAAAGGGTGTTGAGGGTGCGGTAACACCGATTAAGGCGGCAGGAGAACATATTAAAAGCGCATTTGGCGGGATATTGCAGACCGGCGCTAATTTAACGCTTGCGGCACAGGGCGCGTTTGGCTTGATGAATTTAGCCGACGGGGCGATTGAAGCCGGAGATAATGTCTATATTCTTTCACAGAAGCTGCATATGAGTACAGATGAAGCTACGCAGATGAACAGAGTTTTAGGTATTACTGACACACAGGTCAAACCGTTTGCATCAACAATGTCACGATTAGGAAATGCAGTTGAAACAGCAGGAAAAAAAGGCAATCCAACGACGAAGGCGCTTAAAGAGTTTGGCGTGAGCCTGACCGATGCGCACGGGAAGCTGCTGCCGATGGTAGACCAGCTTCAGGCGCTTTCGGATGGATATAACAAGGCTGTTGAATCCGGTAATGATATGGCATTTTCCGACCAGCTTTTAGGGGCGCGCGCTCAAGCATTGATTCCTTTATTTGAACAATACAGCGAGGCGCGGGCGCTTGCGGCGAAGGTTCAGGGTATTGGAATTGACCCGGAGGAAGCAAAAAAGGCTTCCGACGAAATGAAAATCTTAAAAATGGAAATGCAGAATATCGGCAATGTATTGGGTGCGTCGCTTATGCCGGTAATTGAAGCCGTAGCGCCTGCAATTATGAATACGGCTAAAGGGATTGCAAAGTTTTTCAGTGATAATAAGCAAGTTATTGCGGGATTTGCAAGCACAGTAATAAAAGTTGCATCTATTATAATGAATTTAGTTGGTGTGGCATTTGGAGCATTAACTAAAGTAGGTATTGATTTATATAACAATTGGGATAAAGTAGAGGCAACAGCACAAAACTTAGAAGATAAGCTAAATAATTTAAAAAAAGAGCTTATTGACTTAAAGGATAACGCGTTTAATAAAGTAAAGGATATCACTAAAGACGTAAAAGATGAATTTGAAAATTTTATAGGCTTCTTAGATAAAAATAGTAATGTTATAAAAAGTATTTCAACCGTTTTAACGGTATTTTTTGCTCCTGCTCTTATAAAATCCGGTGTTGAAGCAACAATCGCGGGTACAAAAATAGCAATTGGTTTTATAAACAATTTAGTAAAATGCGGAATTGAGGCTGTAATCGCAGGGACAAAAATAACAATTAACTTTATTGGAAGTATAATAAAAAGCGGAGCGGAAGCCATTGTATCGGGAATAAAAATAGTTACAGGTTTTATAATAGCCTTAATTCAAGCGGGATTGCAAGCAATACTATACGGTATATTGGGATGGCAAACTGTATTTGCAATAATTGCACAGACAAGTGCATGGATAGCACAAAATACAATTATGGCGGCAAGCGCCGTGTGGTATGGAATAATAACTGCAGCACAATGGGCTTTAAATGTCGCTATGAGTGCTAATCCGATTGCATTAATTATAATTGGCGTTGCGGCGTTGGTTGCAGCGTTTGCAATTCTATGGAATAAAAGCGCAGGATTTAGAGACTTTTTTATCGGATTATGGACAGACATATGGGGCGGAATTAAGCCTATAATGAATT